CTGGCAGTGGCAACAGCGGGCGCTGATGATACAGTGGGAGCCGATGATACAGAGCTGCCAAGGCGGAACGGTTCAGCGCCTCCGCTTCCACCACTGATGGGAGCCGAAGGAGCAGTATCGCGCATAATACGGATATTATCACCGCCACCCGACGGCTTCACATCAAATGTTACATTTGTATCGTCAAGGCTGACAAATTCAATATCATCCACCGCCTTCATTTCGGCAGCCGGAGACGCCGGACGACCCATAGAACCCGCAATCTTGCGCTGATTACCGAGAAAATTCAGGTCAAAATCGTTTTGGTTAATATCAAGCGATCGACCCATATCCTGGCTTGCCGAGATTTCGGGGAACGAGACGCCTTCGGATATATGAATTGTAGGACCGTTCATTGTTTCCTTCTTTTACCTCCTGTGTCTTCATTTTAGATGAATGAACGCAAAATGCGTATTAGAAAAATTTGAATTTTATTCATCCAGAAGAAATGTCATCTGCTCCCCGCGTTCGTCATCTCAAATCGGTATCTCTTGGTTCGGATATTCCTTTCATTATTCATGGTCAAGGTACATTTGTGTTCAAGACTACTGATAATATAACACCTGCTATATTTTATTGCGCAAACAAAGAGAAAAATGCCGGATTAAAAGTAATATTTTCAGTTGGTGCGATTCATGTAACAAATCTAGTGACGTTTGAACCACTTATTGATCCACAGAACAAGACAGGTTTATTGAACAAAAATAGTGTTTTTTACTGGTTTAGCATTGATACTCACAATCAAACGCTCTATGCGGGTGTTGGAGAACCCCGTGAAGAAACGGTTATCTATGACTATAAATTCCCTTATAACGCGACCGCCTTCTTAGAAAGTTTAGTTTCATTACAAATAGGAAGTATATCATTGCTTCCTATGCGATTTTTACGCGATCCAATTACAAGCAGTGTGCCACTTGTTGTAAAAAATGTAGATGAATTGACTATGGATGATGTGGCAAGTGGCAAATTCTTACCGAAGGCAAATCTTTCGCCAATGGCGCAGAAACTCTATGATTGTATCAACGGTAAGAAATTTCTGTTAGACGACGCGGATTTCCCTGACTTCTCCAAAGCAATCAAGCAGAGCATTGAAAACCCAAACGGTTGGTGCTACAAGCGCCTGGCAGAAAAAGCGAACGAATTCAGCAAGGATCCGCATCCGCAGGAGACCTACCTACGCATCACTTTGGGGCAGAACAATGGCGAATCACCTGGGGTGCCGTATGTGATGGAAATCTGGCCGGTTGGACATTACTCGCCGATACACAGTCATTCGGATGCCAATGCGGTAATTCGGGTACTTCACGGAAATATTCAGGTAGAATTGTATCCATTCTTGTGCGATCAAAAGGAGTCAGTCTTGCCGTTTGCCACTACAAATTTTACCAAAGATGAGGTTACATGGATTAGTCCGACGCTCAACCAAATACACCGACTCACAAACCTGTTAACCAACACAGAGCCGTGTATAACGATACAGTGCTATATGTATAATGAGGACGACGACGCCCACTACGATTATTTCGATTATCTGGGCGACAATGGGATAAAAGAACAGTATACGCCGGATTCTGATATGGACTTTATTGCCTTCAAACAGTTAATGAAGGCGGAGTGGTTCAGCTACGTCGGTACGCCATAAGAAACGCATCGGCAAGATCGGACTTTTTGGTGCGACCGGCAAAATACTCAGCCCACCCAGCAGCCCCCTCCCCTCCTTTCGCCAATAGCCCGCTCACGTCTAACTCCGCGGTATCTTTGCGCGCCTTATACTCGCCTGAAGCACCACTAATATCGGTGTAATCGACCGTGCGCGACTTGACGCCGGCGTGGACGAATTCAATCGCACCGGTCCACATATGCTCTGTCTCCAAACGATGTGCCAGCAGCGTATACAACATAATCTGTACCGATTTCATAGTAGGATTTTTCATCGCCGGCTGGTTCTCAAGCCGAATGATAGCCGCCTTATTCATTGTTAGAAGTACAGACGAAAGCCAGGTATTCATGGCACGCCGAATTGTATCTAAACCAACCGACATAGTCTTGACCGCTTTCCAGGGGACTAGATACTCCTTTTGTGCCCACTCCACCAGTTCGGGCTTCTTCATCTTCTTGGCATCCACACCACGACCAGTTGCTAATGCCTTGAGCTCTTTCGCCCCCATATCACAAGGTAAGCAGGGTAACGACGGCTTTGATGTCGCTGATTTCTTGACACGAACGCCGCTAGCACACGCTTTACACCATTTCGTCCCATCCCCTGTATTGATCCATTTTGCGCCGCTGCCGCAACCGGCACACGATTTGGCAGTCTGGGCGGTCTCACCCCCTTCAAGTAAGTCTACGTTATCCCAAGCGACTACGGACCAAGCCCCTTCAGCACCGTGCTCAATAACACAGTACGCCAGATTGCGGATACCCATATCAAATCCGACATAGATAGGCATTCGGGATAGGTCTCTATTTAGAGTAAGATTTAGACCTACTCATAGAGAATGTCTACGTCGTATTTTATTCTTACAAAACATTCGGACGATGATATAGCAAAGGACGAAAATAATCAACTTATATTTCTAAATTCCAAGGCATCGTATATTCTTCCTGCGAATAATCTACCGTACTATATTCAGCACGGGCTCTTTGAGAAGAGTCTTATTCAATGGTGTAAGCAGTTTTGTAAACAGGGCACAATTCTAGATATTGGTGCGCATACCGGAACCTATTCTATCGCGCTTGCGAATAGCGCCGCCGAGATTCATAGTTTTGAGCCACAGAAGATGACATATTATGCGCTTTGTGGTAGTATAGCACTCTCCAACTCGAAAAATGTAACTGCGCATAACGTAGCCCTAGGTGCCCCTGAACAGGTGGGTACAATGACGTTGAATATTCGTAGTCACGATGGTGGCGGGTCATCACTACAACCGTTTGCCGATCCGGTATTAGCCCAAGAGCAGGTGGAAGTACGAACCTTGGATTCGTATAATTTCCGAAATATTACATTTATCAAAATGGATGTAGAGGATAATGAGCTAAATGTTCTCAAGGGTGCTACCCAGACTATCAAACAAAACAATTATCCTACAATTATCTTTGAGTCGAACCACGAAAATCAACAACTATTCTCTTATATTATTGACACCCTCGGTTACGGTGCTATTCTACCCATTAGTGGCGTTAGCAATATGTTTTTGACCGAGCCACCAAAAGTCCCCCAAACTCCCAAAACCCAGTCCCAGCCCCCATCCGTTCAAACTGACGCGAAAAGTTATTATGAATCTCTAGGGATCCGCTAATGGAGGTTAATTATCCAAAACAAATACATACAGATATTAGTATTTTAATACCTGTATGTAGCGAAGCGAGTAGAAAGGCACATAAAATCGCAATAGAAGAAGCGAAAAAATACCCTGATAGATTTCAAGAAATATATTTAGTTGTTTATAATCACGAATTTACGAATATATATACAAATCTTATTAAACAGTTCGAATAAATTCCCAACCCATATCCTCGCAAATCTTCTGCCAAATCTTATCCTGCATATACAACTTCTCGCGACTCTTGAGCAAGGGAAAGCATGGTAAATAATCATCAAGCTCGAGAAGTTCACAGAACTTATAAAGTACAAACGAATACGACAAGAAGTTGGAGCGCTTCTTAGGGCAATGTTTCACGAAACTAAATTGGATTTCCTTAAACATATACCGAAGCTTCTCCTCCACTTCGCGTGACAAAACGGGCGCTGAAATACCGTTGAGTCGATTGAGAATATGCGCTACATGGTCGTAGCAACGATTTAACTTTAACTTTTTAATTACATCCTTCAACTTGGAAGGCTTGAGTTTGCTCATGTCAGTAATACGTTCCTTGCGGAGCTCTTGGCGAATTTGATCCAGAATGGCAGGCGATATTTCAGTAGTTTCTTTTGCTTGGAATTGCGCCAACCATTCGTTCAAGTGATTAATTTTCTTATAGGCGTAGTACGACATTTCGCGCGGCGGGTCCTTGTAGGACGGCTTCTCAGAATCAACCAGGACATAGTCGCGGTATCCGCATTGAGGGCAGTCCAAAAAGGTTTCATTAAATAACATTTCAGATTCACAAATAGCACAATTTCCAAAGTTCTCTGTAATCGACGAAGCAATACTATTTTCGTGTTGAATAGCGGTGGGATTGAGCGCCGTCAAATACGACTCCAGCGCCTTATCACGCTTAAATCCAATAGTGTTGGTAATCGCGGACGCTTTCCGTACTTCGGGTATTAAATCGTTGGTTTTCGTTGATTTATCGTCAACCTCGGCATTAAAATACGAATAAACGCTATTGGCGGGCATTTTACCCTTTGCGACAACCTCAATAGGCTTTTCGCCACCAGCAATTCTCTCCTGCGCATCGCTATAGGAAAAAAGGATATCGCCAACGCGCAAAAAGTAATCGGCTTCAGCGGTACCATCTTCCAGTTTTTGAATCGCCTTTTCCAAAGCCGCCACCTCCTCTTCTATCTTTTGTCTGGAAGCCAGGACTAATACGTCATTTGCGTTGGTTAACGCACTTGGCTCTAGAAACTGACATTCAACGGCGGCAAGTTTTTCCTTTTTTGCCACAAGTTCTGAACGTAGTTTTGGAAGATTATTTTTCTCTTCGCGAATCTTTTGAATTTGTTGTGTATGGAAAGATTCTAATGTTTTCGCAGGTTCAAGTGTCTTTGGTATTCGGACCGCGGCGGGCTCGTGTTCACCCATTGGCTTCAATAGGTTGTCTAACGATAAGGGTTGAGACATGGTACCACTTATACTAAGAAAAGCAAAAATGAGGTTTAGACCGTAGCACTCCTTAGCCCCCCGCCAGGGTGTCGGAATCCTTGGCAAAAAACCTCCCGGAGCCAAAAATTATTTTCTCGGGCTCAGGTATAAACAACAATGGGCTCCGGTGGTCTTATGCAGCTCGTCGCCTACGGCGCGCAGGATATCTACCTAACGGGCAACCCGCAGATTACCTTCTTCAAGGTGGTCTACCGTCGCCACACGAACTTCGCGATGGAGTCGATTGAGCAGACGTTCAACGGCTCGGCGAACTTCGGCAAGAAGGTGCAGTGCACGATCAGCCGCAACGGTGATCTGAT